GTCGCGGCGCTGCTTCTTGGCGAGGCCCTTGAGGTAGTCGATGCGAGCCCGGACAAAGTTGAACGTGACAGCCGGTTGCTTGCGGTCCTGAAGGACCTTCAGCTCAGCGTCGGTCAGCTGCTTGTTATCGTAATAGTCCCGGTCGCGCTGCGCCTTTTGGTCGGACGAATAGCTGGCGTCCTCTGCCTCTTCGAACCAGCGCTTGAGGTCCCTGATCTCAGTATCGTAGGAGGCGTTCACACCGTTTTCCAATCGACGCCTCCCGTGTTCTGCGTCCACTTCCGATACCCGTCGCGCGGCTTGGGCTGGGCAATGACCTTGGCCTCAGGCTTCGGAGCCCGACGAACGCCCTCGCACGCATACCGTAGCGCGTCGATGGCGTTGTTGTATTTGTCCTCGAGCACCGGCAGCACCTCAAGCGTGTGAGGGTCCGTCTTGTAGCTGTAGCGCTCAAGCTCCCGCATCAAGAGCCCGTCGCAGCGCGGATGCACCACGATGTCGAAGCTCTTCAGGAACCGAACGCCCTCTTCAATTGACCCCGCGCCCTTGATGGCCTCGCGCACCCGGAAGCCGGCCCGTTTCATGTAACTGATCGTTTCAGGTCTCGCGCTGTCAGCCACGATGGGCCAAAGCCGGGCTTGAGGCACTGTGTCGAACAGAGCCGGCGTGTGGTCGATCTCAACCCCAACGCCTTGAACGCAATGCGTCACCCGAAGCTCGCGCCCGTGAATGTAGCAGCGCACAAGCACCGTCGGATCGTTCGCAAAGCCCCAATCCGCGCCCTGCCGATAGATGACGCCAGGCGGATCGCTAAACTCCGCAACCCGATAGTGCTTGAAGACCCGAGCCTCGCCCGCCGTCTGGTAAGCACCGTCCCAAACGTGCGCCGCCTGCGCTGCGTCACGCTCCCTGTCGCGCTCCATGTCAGCCTTGAGCGCCTCAGGAAACCAAGGGTTGTCCCTGTGGTTTGCTTCCACCACGATGCAATCAGCCGGCGGATGCTCCCCACGCAGCAAGGCGTCAACCGGATCGTCAGGCCGCGACGGGTTCCATGCAAACCAAATCTCCGAGCCCGGCTTGCGTATCGTCGGTGTCAGCAGCGCCAGCGAACGAGCCGACAGCGACTGCGCCTCTTCGACGAACGCCACGTCGAAGCCCTCAAAGGACTTGATGCTGTCCGCCGTGTGGTTCTGCATCCCGACGAACACGCACAGCGAGCCGTTGCGACCGCGAACCTCCGTCTGGGTTATCTCAAAGTGCGCGCTCAGACCCAGCGCGGCAATCTTGTCCTCAATAAGCCGCTTCACTGACTGCGCTAGGGACTTTTGAACTTCGCGGATGCACACAGCACGGGTCGGCGCAAGATACATGCGCTCGACCAAGTACTCTGCAAAGAAATGACTTTTCCCCGAATTGTGGTTCACGATCCCGCACGACAGGTAGTTGTTCGTTCCCCAGACGTGCAGGTCCCAATACGTTTGGCGGCTGTGCTTGCGGACGTATGCCAATCGCGCTAGGGTGAAGTCCTCACCCAACGGAGCATCGAATGACACATCGTGAACGCCACCGCCTTGCGTGCCAAAAAGCGTTTGAAGGCTTTCAGCTAAACCTTGGCGGCTGTCGCAACCCCGATGAGGTGCGCCTTGTCCGCGATCTTGCAGCAGAAGGCCTCCTGTCGGCAGAGATTGCCGAGCGGATCGGCAAGACGCCGAAGGCCGTTCAGAAAATCTTCCGCCGCTATGGCTTTCCTCGCCTTCACAACCTCGCGCCGCCTCTTCGTGAAGAGCATCACGGATGGAAGGGCGGCACGAAGATTGCCAAAGGTTATGAGTATGCGCGGACGCCCGGTCATCCTCACGCGTCCAAGCATGGCCAGTATGTCGCTGTCCATCGCCTTGTGATGGAGCAAAAGCTAGGCCGCTATCTCCTCCCGACAGAGGTCGTTGACCACATCGACGGCAATCCGCGCAACAATCACCCCGACAACCTTCGGGTGTTTGCGTCAAATGCCGAGCACCTTCGGGTGACGCTTGCCGGTCGCTGCCCGGAATGGAGCGAGGACGGGAAGCGACGCCTTGACGAGGCGCGACGACAAAAGCGTCGGACGTGGAAAGGTGTTGCAGTGCAACCCATCCCCGCCGAGTGAGGAACCTGTGCTGGTCAGTCACAACGATTGACCGGCCATCCTCAAAGCCGACTTCGTAAAGCTGTTCGACCGTGTAGGACTGCGCAGCCGTCGCCAGCGCCAGCACCTTGCGCCCATCGCGCCACGACCAGACAAGCCCACCCTCAAACTCGCTGACCTTCACCTGACCGCCGGGCGTGTCAATCAGCGTGTCCGGGTGAACGCAACCCCGTCCGCCGAAGGCCCCTTTGTAGCGAGCCGGCATCAGTAGAGGCTTGGCCCAGCGCGGGGTCTCAATCCGCAGGGTCAACGATGACACGTTCAATCCTGGTGACCGTCTGGACCGGCGATCCGTCAGGCCCGCTCACCTCATTGCGGACCTTGTCGCCGAATTTCTGCGGCATGAGTTTGGACATGATCCACTTGCGGGTATCGACCTGGAGCTTGGCCTTCGCAGCGTCCTCAGCAGCGTCAGCGATCTCAAGAAGCTCGCGGGTGTGGTGCGTCAGCAGCCCGTCGCGCGCGCGGGCGTAGCGCTTTTCAAGTTCGCCGGTTTCATCCCTGTCGATCCATCGCAGGATGGTTGCCTCTGAGACGCCTTCGTCCTTTGAGGCTTGGCGCAGGCTCTTTCCCCCTTCCATGGACACGAAGACGGCCCAGATGATCCGTTCCTTGTCTTCGGGGGAGTAGACCTCGCGAGGCAATTGATGCTCCTGTTACGCTTTGGCTATGACGTAGTGAACGACCGGCGCGGGTCCCTTGTCGTCCACGCCCAGAACGACGGCGTTCGGGGGCAGGTCCACCTGTCCGCGCGGCTGGTAGCCCAGAACCTTCGTTCGTTGCTGCAGGCAGTATTCCATGTAGTGGAAAGCCCATCGCGCGTCACGCTTGAGCTTGCGGTCTTCGGAATGCCGCTCCCGATGGCGCTCAAGGCCCTTGCGTTGCGGCGTCATGCCGGCAGCCCGTTCACCATGTCGGAACGGATGCAAACCGCCGTCAGGTTGCCCCGGCTTTTCGCGCCGATGTAGACGGGCTCGAGGCGCAGCTCAACGGTTTTGCCGCGAGCAGCCCAGTAGCTCCGGATCGTTTCGGCAAGGCGCTCAGCACCCCGTTGCGTGTCCGCCGTGTTGTCGTGCTTGAAACCGTCGCTCACTTGCTTCTCCTGTTATGTTGTTCGGGCCGGCGCACGGGTTGGGAGGTCTCACCCCGCCGATTTAGGACGCTAAGCGCGCGAGCCCGAACGTGTCCGATGGTAAGTGATTTGCTGACGGGGCGCAATGGGGACGGCAAATAGGCCGCCGCCTATTTCAAATATGCCGCCGCCTATTTCATCCTACCGATTTCCAAACGGGTAGGACGTTCGCCGCCTGTAACAATTCGTGATCGCCACCCCGCATTTTCCGCTTGCGCACACGCAAATGTTGCGTATTATGGGGACATCAAGAGGAGAGACAGACATGACCGCCACCAACCTGATCACCGTTCGCATCGCCGGCAGCCTGACGGACGGCGTTGGCACCTACGCCGAAGCCGTCGGCCAGCATCGCGTCCCTGCCATCGGGAGCCGCATGAACCAAGCGCGCATCGCCCGTGACACGCTCATCGCTGCGCTGCGCACCGCCGGCTATCGTGGTTTTCAGGTCACCGCCTACACGTCGAACGGTTACAAGAAAGAGGCCCGTTCGTGAGCCCGACCGAATACCGCGACGCCATCGCCCGCCTTGGCCTCACTCAGGTCGAGGCGGGCAGGGTGCTGGGCGTTTCCGCTCGCACGGCCCAAAACTACGCGACACGCGGGCCGACAGGTCCGGCGGCGCTGGCAATCAGGTTGCTGATGGCAATCACGCTCCCATCCGAACTCCCCGACTGAGCACCGCAGACAGCGCCTGAACCGCAGGCCGGTAGGCTTTCCCGAACGCCAGCGACGGCATAAGGCGAAGGCCCGCCAGCTTGTGCAACGCATCGGCTTCAAGGTCGCTTTCGCATATCTCAGCCCAGCGCGAGAGCCTGCGGCCCGCGTCGATCTGGGCATCCAGCGCCGAGGCCACGTCGCCGCCGGGGCGGAAGTCCAGTTGGCCCCTCTGCATCCAGCGCGAGATGAAGGCTTCGTGGTAGCGATCCGCCGCCGCCTCCTGCTGCGTGTCCAGTTGGCCCCGACGCACCAGAAACACGATAGCGTCTCTGTTGCCATTAGAAGGCCGCTCGCTGGCGTTTTCGATTTTGGCCTGTTCGGTAGCCCGCCAGCGAGAAAGCCGCTCCTGAGCCTCCGTTGCGGCATCGCGGGCCATTCTAGCGGGCATGATGAATGCGGGCCAGTCGTGGCGGGTGTTTTCGGTCACTGAGAGCCCTCCCGCGCCAACCTGGCCTGTTCGTATCGAAGGGCCGCGAGGATGTCCGTCCGATCCCGTTGCAGCCGTGTGCAAGCCTCGTGAAGCTCGGACAGGGTTGGCCAGAACTTGCCGCTCCAATCCCGGATTGCGGCGAGCGCCACGTCAGCCGGATAGGCCCGCATTGCTTGGACGTAAGCGGCGTGTTGCAAGTCGGTCGCCTCCTTGCCCAAATCGCGGGCGGCTACGCCAACCGCCATGACAGCAAGGGCGGCTGAGAGCTTGGCGTCCGATGCAGGGGCCATAAGC